CATAATTGTTCCCGTAGATTACGCGGACGTAGTCGTGCGTTACCTTGAAAGCTATGCTTTAAAGGTAAATGTCGGCAAGTCCTTTAAGAAAGGTTTCTTTCGGGAATCTTGCGGTGGGGATTACTTTAAAGGTGTCTGGGTTAATCCCATATACGCCCGTCAAGTACCCCATGACAACGCACGCGACTGGACACCAGAACATGTAATGTCTTGGGCTGCGACCGCTGACCTCTTTTATTTAAGAGGACTGTGGCTTGTTGCTCAGACAATACGTGATATGGTATCTCGTATTGTAAGGCGAACCATACCCACCTCCCGAACTATCGGGGCTGGGTTAGCCTTCTATAGTCTGACCCGCACTACAGATTTGCGATGGAATCGCGATCTGCAGTGTTGGCAGCAAAAAAGGCTACAATACCAACCTCATAAAAATAAGGATAGCATTGATGGAAACGACCTTGCATGCCTCAATAAGTGGGCACTCAGCAACCTCCGAGTTGACACTCCCTATAAACGGGAATGGCAACATATGGGTAATTCTGCCATTGCTCTTGGATCGTCCTTTTCACGGGACGTCCAGAGAGTGGACGGAATTGCTCAATTTGGAACTGCCGAGGGCTCCTTATCTGTCAGCGGAGTTGAATCCTCTGACGTTGAGGTTAACTCAGGTGAGTGCGAGACGAGCGCACAGGGAGTATGTGGATATCCTGTATCCGAAGAGACACCTGTCTCTCCGGGTGTGGGAGAACCTGCAGACGACCTGGGCACTGTCTTACATCAACTGGAGGTACGGGGTGGACTTGATTTCTCAACAGACTACTGCCTGATTGAAGAAATCCAACGAGATCCGTTACGGTTTTTAGAAGGCCGTAATACGGGGCTCGACTTCCAATCCAGTACGAAGCGCGGCTGCTTCAAGTCGACAAGCCGATGGGTTACCCTCGCAGGGTAACTTCGGGTCATTCGTGACTCGAATGAGGAGATGAAAAAGCTATTAGCTCTTCCATCTGATCGCTACGCGATCGGGG